ACTTGCAAGAACTGCATCAGGCGTTGACTACGCACTTCATTCGCCATCAATGATTCTGTACCACGAGCCTTAACTTCTAAGTCTCCCTTGATCTCAGGATCAAAGTCAAACTGCATATTGAATGAAAACATTGACTTGCCTAATGGAGCTAGCAAGTAATCATCTATGTTTTTGATGACGGTCTTGATACCACCAGCCGCCGCATTCATGAGCATGGAAATACCAGATGCCGTACGCCCTACGCCTGCAACACCAGTTTGTCCATGAGCGAATGAGGGGAAGCCTGTTGACTCATCAGCAAGTACACGCGCTTTGTCAAACAACTGCATATTCTCACCAGACACATTCGGGAACTTAGTACCGAAGATAGCCTGTCCCGGTGCGCCGCCTTGACGACGGAAGACCTTGCCCGGATAAACGGACAAGTCCTGCCCCGGAACGAGGTTTGTCTCATCAATCTCAATTAATAGATTGCCTGAGAGAACTGCATTGTCCACAGCCATACGCATGAAACCGTTCATCAATGTCTGGGTATCGTCCATGTTTTCTGCGATACCTACACCGAAGAATGAGTATGGATTTAACTCATAAGGAACTGCGTAGTATGGAATGTTAGCAGGCTTGAACGGATTTAGTACTGCACGCAGGATACGCCCATTGCAATACCAAATGTTTGCTTGTACTTCGTCAATATCTTCAAACTCTTCAGGAATATCGACACCACCAGTTTCTAAGATTTCACTGTCGATTGTTCCCCAGTACTCAAGAACTTCAAACCTTTCAATGTCATAGTCTGTCTGATAGTCACGAAGATCATCTTCCCAGTATTTCTTGACATAGCCTTCACCCATCTGAACGACATCGTCAATAACCTGAGCACGGAAAAATGGACGTTTCTTCAAAGATCGTAACTGTGAGCGTGACATCTTATGACGCTCAATAACATACTGTGCTTCATCCATATTGGATGCGTCAGGATCAGGATAGAAGTTCCATACAGAGACATGGGACGTAGAGGGAACTGTTTTGATTACTGGATTGTATTCCCCTTCCTCGTCCCAATTCGGGTATTCCTTGTCTACAGCAAATGGACCTTTCATGATACCAGTGCCAAACAAGGCCATTTCAAATGCAGTTGAACGAAGCTGTTTAGATGCATGGGATTCTTCAAGCTGATCCATGATCTTCTTTTCCATCTTCTTTGCGGCAACTAATGCTGGCTCAAATGTAATCTGCGTAGCGGTAGCACCGTAGCCTTCTTCTAGCCCTTCAACTTCACTTAGTTTTTCTTGCAGTGCACCAAGCTTCATCTCACGCAATGTGTTAGCTGTAGCTCCTGCTGGGAACTCTTGTCCATCGCCCTCAAAGCCATAAACTGAGCCTTCCTGTACAGGGGCCGCACCACCAGCCTGTGGAGGTTGCATATCAAAATGAACAGCCTCACTGACACCTTCAGGTAACTTAGTTGGCTCCACAGTGATAGGGAACTTATTACCTGCAAACAATACGTCAATAATCTGACCATACGCGGCAAGGGTCTTTGTCTTTGTTACCTTGATAAATACACGAGACTTCTCAGCTTCAGTAAACTGAACATCAGGTCCATAGATACCACGATAGTTTCTATACGCCTGTAGCCAACGATCCTCATCTTGACGGCGAGTATCTTCAGCTTTGTGATATCTCTCCATGACATGACGAACAATAGCTTGCAATTCAGTTGCTTCAGGCTCAGACTCTTCACTGTCTTCTAAAGCGAGTTGCAGATCGGTGTCCGCTTCAAAGATATCATCTTCTTCCATATTTAATATCCAAATTTACTGTCTGCTGGAACGAAACTAGATGTTCGTTGATGGGCGGGATCGTAATCCCAAATAGAAAATCGAGGTCTAGACATTATGCCATAACGCAATGCGTCGTAAAGGTGATCTTCCGATTTAGTATCAATGTCTTCTGGATTCTTTTTATCCAAAGGAATGATTGGTAATTGTGCAATCAAGTGTGTACAGGTATTGAAAAAGACAAGTCTAGGCTCTTCACTGTACTCGTCAACTTGTAATCGTCTATGTAACTCGTTCTTGCCTGCGATACGTGAGCCACCTGAGCGATCTGATGGCCTCCATCTGCATCCTTTCTGAATCATCTGTTCAGCTAGTGATGGACCTGTGTCTCCACGTTTATGCCAGCACGAACTATCTAATACCCCATACTTGATGTTGCCATCATTCGCTTCAAGTTCAAGAACCATATCTGCGAGATCAGTTGCCAAGACTTTACTAACATATAGCTCACGATAGACAATAAGCTGTTCATCAGGAGTACAGGCAAACCATACAACAGCAGAATAAGAACCATACCCATAATCGCAGGCCCGAAACTTAACCCAATTACTAGGTATGTCAAAAGGAGCGATAGTGTGTATTTGTCTGTTGAACTCAGGAAACGCCGCACCTTCCGCAACATCCCAATTACCCTCTAATAACTGTTTACGTTGATGCTCAGGTAAAGACAAGAGCATCGCTTCATAATCACCCAACTCATACAAGTGTGGATTGTCTGTTAGCATTGCAGGTATAAACCTACGCTTAAATAATGGTTCACCTGCGCGTGAGTGATTGGGAGGGTAACATAAAGTCTTACCACTTTCAATATCTGTCGCGTGGAATGCTTTACCTGCAGGAGCAGGATCAATAAACATCTTCTTAACCCAAGCGTGTCCCGGTCCACCGGGGTTCGTTGTCGCTCGCATATACGTAGGCAAATCGGATGCCGTGCTACGCAAACGAGAACGCATATAATCCCATGCAAATGGTGTGTGCCACTGTGTTAATTCGTCAAAGCCAATCCAGCTAAATGCCTGACCTTGATAGCGCATGACATCTTCATCCCTATCGAGATATGAGAACCATAGTCTCGCACCCGATGGGGCAGTCCACTGCATCTTACGCTCTGACCATTTTATTCCCGGCCAGATCTTCGGATACATCTCCTGAGACTTCCACACAAGCTCTCTAAGCTCTTCATTTGTGTGTCGTAATAGCAACCCACTAAAGGATGGGTGACCCATGAATCTGAGCGGATCTGCAAGCATTGCATAAGACTTACCACCGCCAGCGGCACCTCCATACAAGACCTCCCTTTCACCAGATGCTAAGAACTCAGTCTGAGGACCAGCATTGGGCTTGAATATTACATTGTGTTCTTCAGGACGTATTGGAGCAAACTCAGGCTCATCCTGCGGATTCTCCATCACTTGTATCTTCGGCTGTGACACCGATTTGCGACTTCCTTGCCCCGATCCTTGTGCGGTCGATTTCTTCCGCCTTGGAGATCGCCTTTTTGTACCTTTCGGCCCACTGGCGGAGAGTTGCGCTTCGTCTTTTGTTGGATTGCTCACTTTCTATCCGCTTCTTCAATCCCATATGAGAAATGCTACGATTCGTCTGTTTTGTTAGCCAGTTAGCAACTTCTCTGTAACTGTACTGTTGCAGGTATTCTTTAGCTTTCTCTAATGCCCTAAGTTCTCTTGGAATCGGTAAGAGAATATCATCATCTTCAGGGTCTTCTTTGTAACCAAATGGAATAGTACGTGCTATTCTAGGTATTGGGAGGAAGTCATCATCCTCAATTACATTTTCTGGCTGGGCGAGTATCCATTTGCCAGTTGATCTATTCGTCGTCATCCTCAGATCGTTTCGGTGGCAAAATCATGACACCGCCTGTTGCTTCGACTTGTACCTTCTCAGATTTAATAATACCTACACGATCCATCACTTCTTTAGCCGCTTGCATCTTTTCTTTAATGCCTAGCTCAGTTGGATCGACTAACGCACCAGCCATAGCCATTGCCGCACGAGGTGCGTTCTGGGCGAGGTACATGTTGGTACGTTCTAAAATCTCATCTTTCAATGCATCCACGATAGATGCTGTATGCTGTGTTGGAGAGTAGCCCGCTAGTTTTTTAGCTTCCACAACACTTCCACGTGCCTCTTCAAAGAGTACATCTAAGAACTTCTGTTGTTTTTCAGTTAGCTGTCTAGCCATTACCTTACTTTCCTGTGTGCTCTAGTTTTCTTTGCAACCTTTTTAGGCTGTGCAACAAATTGTTTGCCTGCGGCTTTGCCCTTGCGCTTCGCTTTCGTAGTAGCGGCATACTCGCTGGCCGAAAGAGCCTTGATAGCTTTCTCCGGTAGATAACGCTCCCCGGTAGCTTTCGGGCCTTGAGTAGAGGGCTTGCCACTCTTGGTACGCCACTTTTGCTTTGTCCAAGCTTTCAGACTGCGTTGTGGTTTCTTCACGATGTGTATCCGCCACCCTTTGCTTTGTATTGCTTTGCGAGCATTTGAGCCTTTCTAGCTGACCATTGTCCGGGTGCACCACCCTTTCCGCCTGCTTTGATTGAGTTGAATAACTTCTTACGCATACCGGGCTGTGTGTAATTACCTGCGGCATTGACTGTGCTCCCGCCTTTCGACATGTTCACTGCGTTGTAGTTACCTGACTTTGCTTTGCCGCCTTTCATATCTCTTTTATCCGTTAGGTAGGAATACTTCTTCGACAGTGGTAATACATCCAATGTCAGGATTATTACCGCCAGCCGTATTGTCTGCTGTTACAGTTAACGTATCACCTTCTTCCAGCACAAGAAACGCATTGCTTAATTGAATAAACTCACCAGCACCTAAGTTCTTGCCACCGATTACAGTGATTGGAGCACCGTTGGACGCATCGTTCCACAGCACAGCAACATCCGATGCGTTAGCCGTACCATTAGATAGAAAGACTAAAGACATGTACGAAACAGTGTTCGGTGGACATGTGTATAGAGTAACAGCTACTCCATCAGTCGCAGTGTGAACACCGTAACTTTTAAAGCGTGAAGGACGGGTGACGTTTAACGCCATGTGTTAGCCACCTGACCTTAGTCTCTTAGAACGCTCTGCTGGTGTCTCACCGGGCAGTGCAGTCATTGCTTGTACAGAC